CCCCGTTGGGCGGGTTCTGGAGGCGGTCCAGGAGGCGCGCGCGCAGCCCCTCGTAGGTCTCGGCGTCCGTGCCGCCGGTGAGACCGCCGGCGCCCACCAGGGCGGTCTGCGTGGCGTACGCCGGCGGCTGGACCCAGCGGAGCACCGTCCCCGCCGTGAGCTGCGTGGCGGAGCCCGTGGCCACGCTGACGATGGGCACGGGCGCCCCTCCGGGGGTGTACGAGCCGCCCGTGGCCACCTCGTAGATGAGCCCGTTGGGGTCGATGAGCTGCGCCCCCTGGACGACGGCGAGGGGGGTGGCGATGCTCGCTGTGAGCACCAGCGGCCCCGAGCTCGGCCCCGCGGGGCGCAACGCGAGCCCGTACGGCTTGCAGATGCGCACCAGGTCGTCGCCCTGCGCGGAGTCCGGCATCTGGGCATCGGCGGCCAGCGGGACCGCGACCGAGGCCCCGTAGATCTGCTGCGCGAGGGAGAGCGCCTTGCCGTAGATCTCGGTGCCCTCCGAGACGTCCGGGTTGGCGATGCCCCGGTTGATGAGCGCGTTCCGGTACGTGCGCAGGTAGTCGTCGCGGATCTGCTCGACCGTCTTGATCGCGAGGCTCTGGATCGTCGTTGCCATGGAGCGCTGCCCTCAGACGAAAGTGGACTGCACGCCGCCGTCGGCGGTGGCCTGCCACTGGACCTCGGTCCGCAGCGCGTTGGTCTTCACGCGCGTGACGAGGACGGCGACGATGGTCAGGAGCCCCGCGTCCGTCAGCGCCTTCAGCGCCGCCCCGACCGCGAGCGTGATGCGGTTGGTCATGTCGTCGGTGATGGTCCCGCTCGGCAGGTCAATGCCGAGCGTCGTGTCGGCCGCCGAGCCGAGCACCGTCCGCAGCGCCAGGTAGACCTTCTGCTGGATGGAGTCGGCGCCCTGCTTCTGCCCGGTCGCGTCGAGGATGTAGTCGCCGGTCGTCGGGTCGAGGGCCACCACGTTCCCCTGCGTGCCGTCCGGCTTCAGGAGCAGCGACGCCGTCGACGAGTTGGTGGACGCCGGCGTACCCCAGCCGAAGGCTGCGGCGCCGAACCCACACGCCCCGAATCCGAGTGCGTTGCTCATCCGATCTTCACCTGGCTGGCGGCCACGGAGGGCGGCGTGGAGGACAGGGCAGCCTTCAGCGCCGCGAGCCCCGGCTCCATCGGCCCGGGAGTCGCCGCGGCAAACGCCGCTGCGATGGTGTCGAAGTTGCTGTCCGTCTTTCCGGCCATCGCCGCGAAGTCGGTCGCGCCTGCGAGGTTGACGGCGGAGGCCGAGATGGTGACCGAGCCGTCGCTCTTCACCACGATCTGCGTCGAGCCGACCGTGAGGGTCGCGGTCTGGGTCGTCCCATCGTCCTGCAGGAGGAGCTTGGTCGGCCCCTGGTAGTGCGGGCCGCGGGCGTACACGCACGTCTCGCCGGGGGCCACCTGGGGGCGGGTTCCGCGCAGGTCCCGCGTGGCGATGACCACGTCGAAGGTGCCGCGGTTGAGCGTGACGGCCTGGCAGGCGGCCGAGCCCGAGTCGGCGTCCGCCGGGCGCGAGACGAAGCCCTCCTGCTGCCACCACTCGCCGCCGTCGCCGGCGACGGTCTCGGCGACGACATCGCCGGTCTGGGCGAGGATGGTGCCGTTGGCGTCCTGCACCGTTCCCAGCACGTCGGCGCCGGCGTTGAAGATGTCGTCGAGCTGCTGCACGGGCATGGCGTTACTGCGCGATCTGGAGGGTGTAGGGCCGGATGAGCTTCAGGCTCGCGGCCGTCCCGTCACCGCTCGACTTGGTGAAGGTGCGCTCGACGATCCACAGGGTTTCCTGGATACCGAGCACCTCATCATCGACGGCGACATTGGTGTTGATGGCCCACGGGTGACCGCTCAGCGTGTGGCCGATCAGGTCGTAGCTGGCCTGAAACCCCTTCATCTGAAACTCGGCCATCTTCCGGCGGGTGAACGCCTCGAGCTGCGCGAGGTTCTTGGACTCGTCGTCCTTGAGGAAGAACGGCTTCGCGATCTTCTGGTCCCCGAGCGGCCGTTGAAAGGGCACGAGCTGGGGCCGGATCGGCAGCACCTTGGCCGACTTGTAGCGAGCCTTGATGTTGAGGATCTCGGGGAGCACGTTGCCCTGGTCGTCGAGCCCGGTGAGCTCGTTGACCATGACGATGACCAGCCCGCCGCTCGAGGTGGCCTGGCCACCGCCCATGCCCTTCGCGATGATGCACGAGGGCTGGCTCACCTGGTCGAGCTCGAGGCGACCCCGCTTCACGTTGTTGCGGCTGGTGTCCCCGCGCTTGTGGACGATCGACATCTGCGGCGCGGTGGCGAAGTCCGCCTTGTCGATGACCACGCCGCTCCCATCGGCCGCGGCCCACATCATGAGACCGAGCCGGCGGAGGAGCCGCTCGAGGTAGGTCCACACGCCCTCTCCCCAGTTGGGCTTGATCTGGTCGGCGGTGAGCGTGCGCAGGTCGGGCCGGAGCGGGCTCACGTACTGCGTGGCGGCGACGGTGGTGTAGGAGAGCGAGAGCGTGCCGTCAGCGTTTACGGTCGTCTTCTGCTGCTTCGCCTGGACAGCGATAGGGCCCCCGCGCCCGCTCCCCTTGTCGAAGCCCGAGACGACGTAGATGTTGAAGAGGTCGGCGTTGTAGATGACCTTGATACCGAAGGGCGCCAGCACGCCGAGCACGAGCTCGGGCACCGTGATGCCCTGCTGAAACTTGAACGCCGGGTCCACCGTCGCGTCGACGACCGGCCCGAGGATGTCGCGCCCGGAGACCGTGACGTTGGTCCCCCCGCCGGTGTCCGAGTCGACCACCTTGTGCTCGATGAAGCCGGAGCACTGGACGTTGTTGTTGATGACCAGCTCGACGCGCGCGCCCGGTACCAGGAGCTGCTGCGTGAGGGTCGTGTCCTCGTCCGAGACCGAGAAGCTCCACCCGGCGACCGGCGTCAGGAACGCGTCGTTGTACGTGTAGCGGCTCCAGTTGCGGACCTCCTGCCCGTAGTCGGGCAGCCGCAGGACGACGGTGTCGATCTCGCTGGCGCCGTTGGCGAGGGTGGTAGCGCTCACGTGTAGTACACGACCGGCGTCGTCGGCTGGACGATGGGGCTCCGCGCGAGCTGCGGGTTGAGCTGGTAGATCTGGGAGAGGGTGTTGCCGAGCCGGTTGGCGACCTGGGCAGCCGTCGCGCGTTGCGGCACGATGTAAACGCTGGTCGCGGCGCCCGTCGCCAGGGCGTTCGCCTTGATGGCGTGCAGAGCCGAGATGAGCCGCTCCGTCTGGTCGCTGAAGCCGGGCGAGTCCCCGAACTTCTCCTCGAGCACGCCGAGCTGGTAGCTCACGCGGTCGATGCTCGCGGCCCACTGCATCTTCATGAGGGACCACTCGTCGGCGAGGGCGCCCAGCGACTTGAGGAAGTCGCTCAGCGAGATCCCCCCGGGCGTGCCCGTGTCGGGCGGCGGCACGAGCGGCGCGAAGGTGGCGTCGAGGCTCAGCGCGGCCGCGGTGGCCAGGGAGGAGATGGAGGTCGTCGCGAGCGCGACGGCATCGCCGGTGTCGTCGACGGTCTCGAACAGCGTCACCATCAGCGTGGGTCCGCCGCGAAAGTCAGGGTCGAGCGTGCTCTCCCACTCCGCGACCTTGCACGTCCGCTTGCCGAAGTGCGGGTGCACGAAGGGGCCCGAGGTACGGTCGGTGAGCGCGACGATCAGCCGGTTGTGGATCGCCGGGTAGAGCTGCCCGGCGATCCAGGTCTCGTTCAGACCCGGGACGATGGTGTTGACGCACGGGATCTTGAACGAGTGGACGTTGCCGTTCTGGCCGGTGTTCTCGACGCGCCACCCGTCGCGGTCGACGCGTTTGTGGATGACCACGTTGTGGGAGCCCTTGGTGGAGAACATCAGGCTCGGAAACGACACGCCGCGGAACGACGCGCCGAGGAGCTGCGCGAGGATGTCGGGGGAGACGGGCGGCGGTCCGGGCGGTCCGGGCATGGTCAGCGCCTCAGGAACGACTGGTTGCGGTTGAGGTCGACCATCGACGACGCGAGCGCGTCGATGCTCGAGGTGAGCTTGGCGACGGACTCGGTGGCGGCGTCGACGTTGCTGGCGAGCTCCTGGTGGGCGTCGGCGGCGGTCTGCGCGGCCTCGGCGGCGTTGGTGTCCGCCTCGGAGCTCTCGGAGCTGTTCGGCTCGGAGCTCGATGACGCCGCCGGCGGCGGCGAGGTGGAGGCGTTCTCATCGGGCTTCCAGGTGAGGTCCCCCTCCGGGCCGACGCGCAGCCACCGGCCGGCCTCGCCCTTGTGCTCGTCCTCGGCGGGGCCGTGCCGGTGCGCCCGGCGCTTCTTGTCGGCCGCGGCGCCGGCGGCCGCGGTGGGCCCGACGTCGTCGTTGGGGTCCTGGTCCTCCGGGCGCCGGTCGAGGCCGAGGAAGTCGCGCACGCCGTTGCGGGTCTCGCGCCCGGGGTTCGCCAGGGTCTTGATGAACTTGGCCAGGTCGAGCAGCGCCTGGGTCATGGTCAGCGCGGCGTCGCCGATGCTGTCCGCGTTCTCGAGGAGCAGATCCGCGAATTCCTCGATCTGCGGCAGGACGTCGCTCACCCGGTCCTTGATCCGGTTGAACGCCGCCTCGAGCTTCTCGCCCGAGGTCTCGGTCACCGCGTCCCGGCGCGCCTCCTCGGCGGCCATGGTCGAGGTCGCCGTCTTCATCGTGTTGACGAAGTTCTCGACGGCAGTGGCGCCGGCGTCGCGCGCCTGCAGGTCGTTCTTGCCGGCCGCCTTGGCACCGGCGTAGCGCTCGCTGAAAACGCCCTGGTAGGCGCCGATGAACTTCTGCGCGGGCTCGCTGAAGCCCATCCCGTGCAGCGCCGCGGCGGAGCCGCGCGTCTTGCGGTAGACGTCGCCGAGGTACTTGATGGGGTCGGTGATGGTGTCGACGCCATCGACGGTGGCGAAGCTCTTGGGCGAGAGCGACTTCCCGTGCAGCGCCGCGTCCTGGGTGAACTTCTCCAGGCCCGCGGCCGCGTCGTCGACGGTGCCGAAGCCGGTGCGCTTCGCCGTCTGCAGGAGGGCGTTGGCCGTGGTGACCTTGGTGAACCAGTCCCCGCCGAGCTTCTCGGCCGGGGCGGTGAGCCGGCCGCCGAGCCGGGCGAGCTCGCCGATGGGGATCGACCCCTTCTCGCCCTGGCCGGTGAGGGTCATCAGGAGCTGGTTGAGGTCCTTCTCCTTCATGCCCGGGCGGTAGGTGGCCGCGGCGAGCTCGGAGAGCGCCTTGGGGTCGTAGCCGCGGCCCTTGGAGATGGCGGCGACGGTGGGCATGATGCCGAGGCCCAGGGCCGGCTCGCCGGTGAGGTCCTGGAAGCGCCCCATCGCATCGAGCACGTGCATGGGGTCCATGTTGTTGTGGAGCCCGATGGCCTTCGCCTTGGACTGGACATCCTTGGCGGTGAGCGCCCCGCCCGAGTTGTTGGCGACCTGGACCGAGCGCGTCTCCAGCTCGAGGCCCGGCTTGATGACGTCGTTTACGACGAAGCTGGCGAACTGCTTCAGGCTGGCGCTGGCGAAGTTGATGGCGGACGAGAAGACGGCCACCGCGATCCCCGCGATGCCGGCCGCCTTCAGCACGCCGTCGAAGCCCTCGCCCTTCATCAGGGCCTTGCCGGCGGCCCCCATGCCGTACTCCGTCTCCTTGCGGTTGACGGTGCGCTTGAAGCTGCGCTCCGAGGCGAGGATCGAGCGCCGCGCCTCGGATTCGTTCTTCAGGAGCGAGAGCCTCTCCTTGGACTCCGACTTGAGGATCGCGACGCGCTCTTTCGAGGCGGCCCTGGTCGCGGCGAGCGAGTCCCGCTCCATCTCCACAAAGGCAGACTTCACCCCTTTCAGGGCGCTCTTGACCTCCGAGATGCCCTCGGCCTTCAGGGCCAGAGAGACGGGTGTCGTCCTGCCTGCCATCTACGCCCTCTGCCGCCTCAGATAGTCTCTTCGCGCGGCTCCCCAGGCGAGGAGTTGTCCGTCTGTGAGAGCAACAAGCGGCGCGCCAAATGCCTGAAAAGCTGAGTCTGCTGCCCCAAGGACAGCATATCGAAAGGGAACTGGCTGCCCCCCTTGGCCAGCACCGAGATCCACGCGTCCATCTCCTCCTGGGACATGTCGTTGACGATGGGTCCGATCTCCATCTGGACGCGCCGATAGTTGAGCACCAGCACGCCGATCTCGTCGGTCAGGAGGTGCTTCCCGACGGCCTCGACGGTGGGGAAGAAGGGCCGCGTCATGTCGTCGACGCGACGGCAGGAGCGGAAGAGGAGCTCGACCGAGTCGCGCAGCTCGCAGAGGTCGGCGTAGCCCTGGCCGCTCTCGGGACTCGTGGCCCCGTTGTCCTTCTCCCGGAGCAGCTTGCGCACGTAGCGCTCTGCCGAGGCCTTCGCCGCGATGCACTCCTCCTGCGTGAGGACCTGCATGGCCATCTCCGCGACGGGCTCACCGTCCGGCCCGCGCCGCGGGAACGGCACGACGCGGAAGGGGCGAGGCATTGCGATGATGGCGGCCCACAGCTCGTGAGCGGGGAGGTCAGCGTCGGCCGGAGGCTTCATGGTCTCCGAGCCTGCGCCGTCGCCACCAGGCGGCCAGCGCGGCGGTGGGCCACGGCGAGTCACCCCCGCCCACTGTCGCTCAGTCCCAGGTGGGGAACTGGGCGACCAGGCTCATCGTCAGCTTGCTCGGCGTCTCCACGCCGTGCGTGAAGTTGTCCGACATCACGAACCCCTTGCACGTGGCCGTGCGGCCGGCGGCGAAGATGGTCAGCTCGACGACCTGGAGCTGCAGCATGAACGCCCCCGGGTCGACCTCGAAATCCGCGCTCGGGACTGCGTTGCTGATCTCGATCTCGGCCATGGGCGCGCCGGGCGACACGCCCGCGAACCCCTTGGCGACCGTCTTCACCACCTGGGCGCCGGTCGCGCGCTTGAGGGAGACGTCAGCCTCCTCGGAGAGAAGGCTGCTGTTCAGATACACGAGCGCCTTGGTGTAAAGCGAAAGATCCGCCACGTGGAAACCCCTTGGCTGGAAGGAAGGAAGAGCCAGCGCGCCGTGAGCGCGCCGGCCAGAGAGGAGCTGCGGTTACGCGACCTGCTGCACGCTGAAGGCGTTCTGGTCGAGGATGTCGATGACCTGGAGCGGGATCATGCTGGTCATCCGGTTCACGGTGGCCGAGCGCTGCACGATCGTGTTCGCGATGATCACGCTGACGTTCTGGAGCAGCCCGTTCTCGTTGTAGTCGCGGATCAGCCGGATCACGGAGGCCTTCACCACGCGGGGCGTGACGACGGACGGCCCGGGCACGGGCTCGTTGGCGAGGGGATCGGCGGCGATGGTCTTGCCGCGCATGGTCGCCGCGGCCTTGGCGAGCATGTCGTCGGCGAAGAAGTCGCTCACGGTGACCCTGTGCGCGTCGCGCACGCGGTAGTCGGGCACCGAGCCGTTCAGGAAGCGCATGGTGCACCGCTTCTCCAGGTGCGTCCTGCCGCCGCTCAGGACCGCGATCGGCGAGACGCCGGAGTTGATGGCGCTCAGGAGCTGGGGGCGCGTGGGGGCGACCCCGGAGAGCGGCGCCGGCACCTTCCAGTTGGCGGAGGTCTGGGCGTCGTCGCCGTAGAGGCTGAAGTTGAGCCGGGGCGGGCTCGACGCCTCCTCGAGGGACGCGACGGCCGCCTGGTTCGCCGCGAGCTCGCACGGGGGCATGTCGCTCTGGTAGAGCCACGCCACCTCACCGCGCGCCGCGTTCAGCGCCGTGGTGATGGCGATCACGTTGGCGAGCGTGTCCGCGCTGCCGGCGAACACCCGCTCCCGGATGCCCGTGGTGGGCAGCGCCACGGTGTTCACCTGGCTCAGGAGCACGCCGAGCTGCGTCGCGTCCTCGGCCGCGCTGGCGATGTAGTAGAAGCGCTTGCCCACGATGGTCGTCAGCGCCGTCGCGTTGCTGTCGCTGACGGTGCCCCCCGTCGCAAGCGTCGAGGCGGTCGGGGTGACCGTGGTGCCGCTGGTGCTCGGCTTGACCTGGGCGAAGTAGCGGATCCAGTTGCCTCGGAGACCCTTCTGCTTGGCGGTGAGCGTGATCACGCCCGCCGCGCTCGTCGCGGTGACGGGCCACCAGGTCTGGGAGTTGATGTTGATGACCGCGTTCGCGGCGATGACCGTGGGCGTATCGCCGGTGGCGATCCCGGTGTCGATGTACTGAGGGCCCACGAAGATGCGCAGCGTGGCCGCGCCCGTCGCCGTGGTGGCCACCGTGATCGTCCCCGTCGCCGCGGCCGCGCTCACGCCCTCCGAGACGAAGATCATGTAGAGCGGCGTCGACAGGTTCACCGCGGTGAACCTGCGGAACATCCGGTGCGCCTCGGAGCCGGCGCCGGCGAGGGCGATCACGTCGGCCTCGCTCGACAGGCTGACTGCGGTGTCGGGCCCGTAGATGACCGTGTCCGGGGTCGCCGAGCCCGTCGAGAGCATCCCGCAGATGAGCAGGGCACTGTAAACGCCCGACGCAGCCGAGACCGGCCCGGCGCCGAGCACGACCTCGGCATACTCGCCGGGGACCGGATCGTTGGCCGCGAGGCCGGTGAGGACGATTTCAGACATGGGACCTCGAGAAGGAAGAGGAAGGAAGCCCGACTAGCGCCGTCGGTAGGCGATGCGTGCCGTCTCGTCGTGGAGCCAGACGGCCCAGCGGGCGTCCCCCGACCAGAAGAGCAGCGGGTGGGCGACGCAGTTGTGCAGGAAGTCGGCGACGGTGCGCACGGCGGATCAGCCCGGGAACGGCACGCCGGCGAGCCGGGCGGTGTCTTCGTCGGCGGGGAGGAGCGCGCCGGCGCGCAGCTCCTGGAGGTACTCGGCGCGGAACGGCACCTCGACGGGATCGTCGACAGGGACCCAGCCGCCCTGCTTGCGCGGAAGCTCGCCCTTCTTCTTCGGCCGGTCGTGGCCGATCGTCGGGTCGAAGCGCCGGCCGATGTAGCGCATCACCCCGTCCTCGAGCGCCTCGAAATCCGGGCACATGGCGGTGTGCGCCGCGCGCACCTTCAGGATCTCATTCATGTCACGTCCTCGGAAGTCTCCACCAGCGTGAGGGGGTCACTGACCCCATCCGCGTCGGTGGTGATGATGGTGGTATCGATCCCGGCGAAGGCGGTCTGCGCGGCCGGCGCGCCCATCTTCCGCTCCTGCACCTCGAGCTGCATTTCGCAGCAGGGGAAGTAGAGCTCCGTCTTCAGCCCGCCCTGGATGGTCCCGTAACGGGTCCGGGTGATGGAGATCTGCTCGATGCCTCCCTGCACGCA